ATGAAACTGATGGTGGGAGAATTAAGGTTAGAATACCTGATTTGGATAATAAAATTAGTGATAATGAATTACCTTGGTCTTATCCATTATTACCTAAATTTTTTCACATATACCCCCAAAAAGGTGAAATTGTGAGAATTTTTCTTGAAGATATACAATTTCCAATGAGAAGTAGATTTTGGTTGGGTAGTGTTATATCACAATTACATAAGATTGAATATGATGACAATTTAACGGCATTATCAACAACTAATTATGGTATTGTCGCACCCGATGTAGCACCATCAAAAATACCTGAATCTGAGGGTGTGTTTCCACGAAAAACAGACATCGCTATTATTGGTAGAGTTAATACTGATATTATTTTAAGAAATAATGAGGTACATATACGAGCAGGTAAACATGAAAACAATAATATTTTAAAATTAAATACAAAAAATCCTGCTGAAATTAATTTAAATTTTGAACCAAATCAAACTGGTAATAATGATTATTATAGTAATACTGTAATAACTAGTGATAAAATTGCAATTATTTCACATAATGGAATTCCACAATTTAAAGCATCAAATGTAACACAAGAAGATAGGGTTAGAATATTTAATGAGGGTCATCCTATGGTGCGTGGTGATGTTTTAGTTGAAGCGTTAAGAGTAATTAGAGATGCTTTAGTTAATCATATACATGGATATTCAGCGTTACCAGCAGAAAAAACTGAAATTATTAACAAGTTAGAGAAATTGGAATTTGAGTTAATGTTACAAAAAAATATTGTAATTAATTAAATTTATTCATAGATTTGCAGTCTATGAATATTCCAATAGAATTATATACCACATTTAATGGTGTTAAGTATTATGATAAACCACATAAATATTATGTGGACGATACTGAATTGATTTCAGTCACAACCCTAATACATGAATATCAAGAAGTTTTTGATGAAGAGTATTGGTCTGATTATAAAAGTATTGAGTATAAAATAGACCAATCGTTGGTAAAAAGAGGGTGGAATTTCATAAATAAAAAAGGAACGTTAAAAGGGTCAATTGTTCATGATTATGCCGAAAATTTATTTCAAAATAAAATATTTGAATATCCAAAAGAATTGATATTAAATGAATTTGGTTTCGATCCAATTTGGGATGAATTTTTAATTACAAAAGAACATGTTGATAAATTTTATTCCGATTCGTTTGATAAATTAATACCAATACGTACCGAATTTGTTGTTTATGATAAAGAATCATTAATTGGGGGTATGTTGGATATGTTGTTTTATAATAAAAAATATGATGAATTACAAATCTTTGATTGGAAAACAAACAAATCGTTTTCACTTTCAAATAGTGATAGATATTTAAAAAACGAATTACAAACAATTGAAGATTGTGATTTAAATATTTATAGTTTACAACTAGGAATATATAAATATATAATTGAAAAAAATGTGGGAATTAAATTAGGTGATTCGTATATTGTTTGGTTTTCACATAACAATCCAACATATAAAATAATAAAGGTTAAGGATTTATCATATTTTGTTGAATTAATTATAAAAAATAGAATTAACGCAATTAATTTAAAATAAAAAACACCATCAATTTAATTTGATGGTGTTTCGTTCTGCCATAATCCAATTAGTAGTTTAGAATACACTTATATGGCTGAACAGTTAATGATATTTTAACTAAATCATCACTACTATAATCACTATCACCAAAATCAACTGATGTTATCATACATTGTTGAAGTGTCCATTTTTCAACTTCAACACCTGTTGGGTCTAAACTATACAGAATAATATCTTTTTTATACCCAGCAGCATAACCCATACGACCAGTTATAGATTCAGCATGTAGTCTAACCCATTCCATTAATATCTGTGAAGCAGATGGACCTATTGGGTCTAAAAATTCAATATTTACTTCATCCCAAGTATATTTACCTGCAACATAGTTTTTTTCATTCATATAATCAATATCAACCTTATTGATTTTTAGTGAAGGTCTTTTAAATTTCCTAATCAACCATGTTTCTGTTTGTAATACATCTGTAATTGTTGCATAAAATCTATTAGACCTTTTTGGTTCATAATCAAAAGGTACTTTTATTAACATTTCACCTACAGCCATTTTATATTATTTTTTTTATATTCCATTTAAAATTATTTTTACTATTAATAAATACTAATATTTTATTTTTTTTGTGGTAATTTACCCGTTCTTAAATAAAATCTATACTCGTCCTTTGTTAATGAATTAATATCAATGTTTTTATTTGTATTGGTATCTTTAATTTCTTGAACTTCAACTTCATCTAATTGTTGAACTTCAATTTCATCTATTGGTTGAACATCAACATCATTAGAATTGTGATCATCATTACTATCAAATGTAATATCATTTTGTTTTTCTTCAACAATAATATCCTCATTTAATTCATTGTGATTATCGATTATTTCATTAACCGAATTTAATTCAAAATCAATATTATTTTTTTTCTTTGCACACATATTTCTTAAATTTTAATATATTTAATTATTTTTTTAACGAAAACCCACCTATACATAAATAGGTGGATTTTCGTTTTATTTTTTTAATTAAGCACCAACATCGCTAAAACTTGCACCCGATGGTGTGATAGTAAATGTGATTCCAATATATTCCAATGAACGTGTTGGTTTAATGTATATTTCACCATATAATTCATTTCTATCTCTGGTTTCGGGTGTGTTATTAGTATCATCCATTTTTATTCTAAAATCAACAAGACCACGCTCTCTTTTTATTGTTTCAAGAACTGGATTTGCTTTTGATAAGAATTCGTTGATTATTGCCTGATCATTTTGCTCGAATAACAACCTAACTGAAATGTTTGAAATTAAAACTTTAATTTGTAACAATAACCTTCGCACATTGATTCTATTCAATGCAGTTTCTTTTTTCTGTAATGTTTTTTGTCCAAATATTGCAGTACCTACATTTGTGAAATCTGCAATTGGATTGATTCTTGCTGCATAAAGAATATCACGTGCTTCTTGTGTTAATTTATATTTCGACTTTCTTGCATTAATAACACCTCTATTTAAACCAGCAGGTGCAAACCAAGGGAATTTAACTTTATCTGTATATGCAATTGCTCTTACTACTTCACATGTTGGTGGAATGTAAACATTTACATTATTTACAGAATCTCTAATTTGAATCCAAGGAAAGTAAGTACATGAATAATTACTATCAATTTCAGTATCTTCTAATGCACTTGCAATTGCTCTTGCTGCCAATACATCGGGTGATACCAATTCATTTGAATTGTCAGTAATTGAAATTGTTTCATCAGGTGAATCGATTATATATAAACAATCGGTTCTTTGTTTTTCAACCATTTCAATCACTTCTTTTACTAAAATACTATTATTAGACCAATCAATACCCGGTGTTGCTAATAAATTAATTGTTACTTCTTCTGGATTAGCAAATGTTTTAATTGCAGTTTGCCATGCCTGATAATCATTTTTTGGCTGTACGTTTGGCTGACCGGGTAATCCACTATAAATACCACCTTGTTGATATCCATCTAAATTAGAACGAAAACCCCTATGAACATTCCAACCATCAAAACCACCTGCAGGAACTAATGTGAATTTTCTTGCATTTGATTTATAATATGGATTATTTATGTTAGAAATATCAGAAATGTCTCTAAATCTTGCAACACCTGTTTCAAATTCACCAATAACAACATTACCGTTAGTATATGTACTAGTTGCACCACTATCCATGTGGAAACCTTTTGTTTTTATATGACCAACAGAAGGATCACCATTATAATTAAAAAAGTTTTGATTAATACCACCACCAACTAAATTGTTTGAATCGTATCCATGTTCTGAAATTCCTAAATAATATTTATTTAATTTATTAATCTCTGTATCGGTGTATGATTTTTTGTAGAAAATTTTGGGTGCAATACCTGATATTGTATTATCACCAGTTGCGATTGATGAATAATCGTTAAATAAATATCCTTCAAAACCTGCAGGAAATGCACCTTCAGGTATATTATCATCCAATTCAACCATAACATAGTTACTAACTAATGCGTATTCACCATCAATTGTTCCAATTTTACGACCAATAAAACTATTTTGTTCTGGAATTAATGTACATTTGGTATAACTTTCTAATATAATTGGATTTTCATCAGTATCATTAAAATCACGAATGTATACATCAAATTCATTAGTTACTGGATTGATGTTCAATATTGATATTTTTATTTCTTGATTCGCAGAATCACCATCACTAATACTAATGAATTTAAATAATCTATAAATTTGACTACCCATTAATTGAGACACCACCCAAGGTGTTTCAGGTGTTTGAAATGGTTGTTTCCAATCAGAAAAACTGTTTGTTGTTGTTTTAATTACATAGGTATTAATACCAAAACCTAATTCATCAGCATCCAATTTTTTTATTAAATCAGGATAAATTGATTGAACCCAAATTTTTGTGTTTTTATCTTTTGGTGCTGAACCAATTACATTTGGTAAATAACTTGAATCGTTGGGATTTAATGAAACTTCATATTCTTCAGTAGTTGTACCATCAGATGCACTAATTTTAAATCTACCCAACAAATCACCAGTATCTAATAATGTGGTGTTATTATTAATAGTTACAGTGGTTGTTTTAAATTCTGTAAGAGGTGTAGAATTTATTCTATCAACAACATTCGCTCTACTTCTAATAACAGCCAATACCATATTTTCATATTCAGTATATGGACTACCTGTTTTTACGGTTGGTATGACATTAACAATACCATCACCATTACCATCAATACTGGTTACTGTAAAAGTATAACCAGTCCCACTAAATTGAGTTGGGGATGTTTTAATAAAACCAGTAAATGTATATCCACTATCACCTAAACTATATAGTTTAACACCCATATATTCATT